CCATGATTATTTTTTTCGTTTGTTTTATGTTGGTTGGTTCGTTTTCATCACTGCGGCCCACTTGGGCGGAGTTATCCGCCGGCACGCTCACAAGCGATATTTCCAAAGGCTGCCAATCAACCGCGCGGAGGGTGTCCAACCCTCCATCGGCTTTCTCGGTAACAAAGCGCGCCACTGAATAGCCCACAGAAACCAATCTGCGGATGCCGTCCTGCACGTCCTGGAAAATTTCTTGCGCCTTGGCGCTCTTGGAAAAGCGCACCACGGCGCGACCCTTCCGGTCATCATCAACCCACGCCCGTTCCACCACGCCGATCTGGTCGCCTCGGTCATGCTCCAGTAGCAACGGCGCTCCATCATTCAGCCGGCTCAGGTCTGCCGCATCGTTAACATGGCTCAAAACTTCATTACCAAATATCCGCTCCACGGGCGTCTCGCTGGAGAAGGCCAACTGCGCCGTGCGGGCATCCACGTCGATGGCCTCGGCGCGGGCAATGGTTGCCGTGCGGTATTGGATCGCGTCGGGCTTGGGCTGTTTGCGTTTGCTCATTTATTTGGTGCGCGGGTTCGGTCAATCCTCGGCGGGGTCAATCGTGGGCGGGTCTTTTTCAAAGGCGATGCCCTTGGCTTCGGCCAGGTCACCATCGGCGGCGATCTCGGAGAAAGTGTCTTCCACGTCCCCGCCGGCCTCGGCGATGATGCTGCGGCGGCTCTTAAATCCGTTCTGCACGGCGAGGATGTTGGCGTTGGTGTCCTTGAGCGGATCCACCCATTGCCAGCGGCGGGGCTTCCATTCCACCCTGGCGAATTTGTCCACCTTGGCGGCGGGCAGATTGATGGATCCGGAAAGCAGCGCGTATTCAAGCCACTCATGAAATATCGGATTCACGACGTGATCAATGAACCACACTTGAGTGGATTTCCATTGCTCCCGTTCCTCCAACAAGCCGGCGCGGATGCTTGAGTAATTCACGCCCTCCAAATCATTGGCCAGTGACGTGTAAGAAACATTGAGGCCGGCGGCGATTCCGCGCAGGGTACTCTTGACGAAATCGCCATAAGCGGTGCTTGGGTGTTGGGGATCGAAGGCTTTGAAATCGACGCCCACGGGGAGTTCTTCAAACTGCCCTGGCTCGGCATTGCTCACGAGGTTTCCGGCCGCGTCGGACTCGCCCTGGTAACCTTCGCTGGCTTCGCTCTTGGTGTAAAAGCCCATCTTGCAGGAACTTATTCGCGCGCTCGTAATTTCTGCCTCCTCGTACTTTTGCAGCATGTTGAGCCGATACATCACGCTGGCCACCCACGGCACGCCGGTGACTTGGTGCGGGCGCTCGGCAATGAACGGTTGCAGGATCTCATCGGCCGGCACGCGCTCGCGGGCGGTGGGTTTGCCCAAGTATTCGTCGCCGGTGTGATTGGTCAAAAGGTGATAAGCTACGGGGCGTTCCCACTTGTCGGTTTCCACGCCCATGCGGACGGTGTTGCCGGTTCCAAGTTTGGCGGTGTACTCCACATCCAGATGGTCAATCTCCACCACTTGCAGAGTGAAGCGAAAAGGGTTGTCCCAGTTCCGAACTTTGCGGATCAGCACGGCGCCATCGCGGGCGACGCTGCGAAGGGCGAGGCGTTGCACGTCCAGCCAAGTGTGCCGGCCGGTGACGGTGCAGTTGGCGGCCTTGCCCCAATCGGCCCAGGCGCGTTCCACCATTCCGTTGGCGACTGAATCAAAATTTCCGCTCGCGTCGGTGGCCTTGGCTTGGAGTTTGATGCCGGTGCTGCCCAGCACGTTGTTTTCCAAAGAGGCCAGATAGCGGCGCACGTAATCGTTGTTACGCTCAAGATCACGGGCACGGGCGCGCAAGGATTTGACGCCCTCGCGGATCTCCTTGTTGGCGCTGGTGGCGGCGGTTCCCCAATCGGAAACAAGGCGGCCGGTCTTGGCGCCGGAATAAGCGCGGATGAATGCCGGCCCTTTGCGGTAGCCGAAGCGGGTCAAAAGGTTATCAATTAATTTCATTGGAAGCGGGTCAAGATTGTGCGGCCGGTGCCAAGTCCCAACGCGATTTTTTCGGCGGCAAGCTCTTGCTGATGCCATGTGAGATATTTGGAGCGCATGGCCAAAAGATCTTCATGCGGAATGCGTTTGATGGACACGCCTTCAATGGAGCTTTCAAGGATCTCTTTGCTGGCGCGGTTTTCCAGCGTGGCTTCGATAGCGTCCAGTGTCTTTTTGACATGGGTGCGGCCGTCGTAACTGCTGCCGGCGGCTTCCAGATCGGCCAGCACTTCAATGCGGCCGGTGTAAATCGTGTAACGGTCTGTTCCTTTTTCGACAAAGCCAAGCACGTCGTAAATGCCGGAGGGATAAGCGGCGGTGATGGTTGGGGCGATGCTCACGGAATGATCGGCACCAGTGCTGCCGGCCGTGATGTCAAACGTGCCTGGGCTGCCACGGAAAGCGTATTTCAAAACCCACGAATCATTCGCGGGGTAATCGTCCAGGGTCTTGTCCCATTTGAGGGTGTCGCCGGCGCGTAGCTTGACCGGCTCTATTGTTGCAACATCCGCCATTTATTTCGGGCACGGGTTCGGGTTGTTTACTTCCAACCGGTGGCGAAGTTGGACGCGGGGCGTAGCTTGTATGTCTTGAGCGGGTTGCCTTCGGGTTGCGGTTCCTCGTCGGGCCTCATCCCGTCCAAAATCCGTTCCATGTTCGGAGAGAGGATTTCCAGCGCGGCGAGGTTGTACACGCGGAGATCCAGCGCCTCATTCCGCTCGCGGATTTTTTTGTAGTAGCGCACTGGGAAACCGTGGTGCATTCGGGTGCGGACTTCTTCGGCCGTCAGTTGTTTGTAATAGCTTTCTGTATAGCCCTGGGCTTTGGGGTAGTGCATGAAGCGCGGGCCGTGGTCTTCGATCTTGAGGCGGGCAAAGATTGAATCCTTGGCGGTGTCGGTGCCGACGTTAAACAGCATCACGCGCCCGCCGGCCTTGCCGCTACGCTTGGCGATGAGGGGCGCTCCGGATTGGTTGCTGCCCTTCACGGCATAGATTCGGCGGCTCTGGCGCGGGCGTGTGAATTGGTAAACGTTGCGGGTTGAGAAACCAGAATCAACGCAGCAACACGCAATGCCCAGGCGCGCGCCACTCGGATGATCCCAGCGTTGGGAAAGGTAATCATCCAAAGCGCGCCACACTTGGGGCTGCTCCGGATCGCCAAACAGAACGCGATACTCGATGCCCCATGATTCCTCGGCTGTGCCCCAGCCGACTACTTCGAGTTCCAACCGGTCGCCTTGAACATCCACGCCACACGTCAGGACGCCAACAGTTTCGGGCACGGGGTTCGCGCCGTAATCTTCGGCGCGCTCGATGATGTTGCACACCTCGATGCGCTCGCCGGCTTCCTCCCACGTCTCCGCGCAAAACGTGTTCGTCCAAACCTTGAGCGCTTCGCGGCCGGCGTGTTTGGCGTCCAGAAAGTTTTGCGCAAATTCATGGAGGTAGCTGGTGAACTGACGCTTGCGGCCCATGATGCGGTAGAGGCCAGAGAGGTGATAGCCGCGCACGGCCCTCTCTGGAAATTCCGCAACCCATCCCCCGGCGTTAATCATCCGAACGCGGTCTTGATCGGAAAGGTGGGCCTCGCATTGGTTGCATTCGTACCACGCGCCGCTGGGGTCATCCTTTGGCCATTTGACTTGCGCCCATTCCAAAAATTGGGCTTTGGAGCATTTGGGGCAAGTGACGTTCCAGCGCCGGTTGTCGCTTTCCTCCATCTTGGCTTCGATGCGGGAGGCGCCGCGAATGGTCGGCGTGCTGGCCTTAATCAAAACGGCGTTGTGAAAATTCATGGCGCGAGCATCGGCCAAAACGCACGGATCACCTTCCTCGCCGGCGCTCACCTCGTAGGTGTCGATCTCATCCTGAATGACCACGCGGCACGATAGGCTTCGCAAGCTGCTCGGCGAATTGCTGCCGGCCACGATAATGCTGCCGCCTGGAAAGTCCTTGCTCAAAATCGTGTTGCCAGAATCCCGTTGGCGAGGGTCGCGCACTTTGTCCTTCAGCATCGGCGTTTCGGCAATCATCGGCCCAAGCTTTTTCTGTGAAAATTTGCGCGCCGTGTCCAGCGTCGGGTAAACGCAAAGAATGCTTGCCGGTTCGGCTTCGATAAAATAGCCCAGGGCATTGAGGAGGATTTCCGTTTTGCCAAGCTGCGCGCCCCATTGCAGAATCACTTCGCCGGCCGCGCGGTCGGTGAGCATCTCCATCGGCTCGCGCTGGTACGGCAAGCGGTCAACGTGGAATTTGCCAGCCTCGGCCGACGTGCCGCGCGCGAGGTAACGGTGAGCCTCGGCCCATTCGGCCACGTTAATTTTTGGCGGCGGCTTCAGCAGAGCGACGGCGCTTTTGGTTTCCCGTTTTAGCGATTTGCGGCCCGTCGTCCTCGGCTTCGATTTCTTCGGCTGTGTTTCCGTGGTCATAATTCTGGGGTTTGGAAAGCTCAACAAGGTAATCCTCCACCTCGCGTTCAAGGGCTTCCTCGATCTTGTGTTGCTCTTTCAGGTAGGCCAAGCGCGGCCCAAGCTGCGCCGGCATTGACAGCAATTTTTGGCGGATCGTCACCACGATGTTTTCCCAAGCGGTGACAACCGCCCGCGCGTCCAACGCTTCGCCACGTTTCCTTGCCAGATCCAGCTCGGCCAGTTGCCGCTCGGCGGTAAGCTTTTTAAGCTTCTCTTGCTCCAGCGTACCCGACGCTTTCTGTTGCTGCTCCCGCACGTGGCGGATCACTCCGGTGAGAGTGAGCAGCGCTTGGTAATCTCCTTGAATTGGCGGGGGAAAGAAACCGGCCTTGGCAAGTTGGCGGTGGCGGCTATCGCTCAAGCCGGTGATCGCGCAGAGCGTGTCTCCGGCGATTTTTGTGGCTTCGTTTATGGTTGTTGGTTTGGGCATTTTCAGTTTGAATCCGATTGGAGGGGCTGTGCCTACGCAAAAAATGTGCTCGCGGGTCACCCCCACGGAGTACCCTGGGAAGTACCTTGGGCCGCACGGCGGCGCCGCTTTGCTGACGGTTTGGGCGGGTTCGCCAGCTTGAGATGCTGCGCGGTGAAGCCGTAGCGCGTGACAAAATCCTGCACCACGTGATTGAGCCACGAGCGCGAAACGCCCAGGCGCTTGGCCAATTCCTTCTGGCTTTCCACGCCGATGGATTCGGGTTGAAGCATAAAAGAAAGCGCCATTACTCGCATGTAAACGGCGCGCGGTTTGCACCGGCCATCTTCCCACTGGGGTTTCGGGTTGAGCCACCGGAGGATCTCGCCCAGGGCTTCGGCAAACTCAGCCACGCTTCGGGTGTCTTCGGCCGGCGGCCCATCTATGGCGTCGTAGTCGAAGCCCACCAGTGGGTGGATCTCCCCAAAGCTGCTCTCGCTCTCCGGCACCCCTCCTGCGTGTTCTCGGCGTCCCATTGTTTCAGTTATCCTTTCCCTTTTCCTCGATCAGTTTGGCGAATAGTTCGCCCATCGTCATGCCCTGGGCCTTGGCGTGTTGCTGGAATGCCAGCGCGGTTTCGGCGGTGGTGTCCACCATCAGCAGCACTTTGTTCGGATCTTTGTGCCTTGCCTTCGCCATCATACTCCCGCCAGTTGGTCATTCAGCTCCCGCTTCCGCTTCGCCAGTTTCCTATCCAATTTGCGGGCCTCGTCGTCATCCCATACATATTCCCCGCCGGCCACATCCGCGCGGTGACGGTGCCGGTTCTCGGTGAACTTGGTGGTGACGGCCTCCAGAGTGGTCTTGATTTCCCAAGGGGTTGAGGGTTTGCCATTGGCCGCTGGCGTGGGCTTGGATCCGTTGCGTTCGGGAGCATTTACCGGCCGGCCATCCTCGGCATACCATCGGAGCATCTCCCTGCGCCAATCCTTAAGCATCCCGAATTTGTTTGCCCAGGTGCGTGCCTCATCCTTTTTGCTGTGGAACTTCTCGGCGTACCATGCCGGCACTCCGGCCCTGTCGCCGTAGTCGATCACCTCGGCCTTGGTGGGTATCTCAGCCCCACCAGCATCTTCATCCGATTCCTCGCGCGCGCTCTCTCTCTCTGGTTTTGGTTTTGGATTTTGGGTTTGGCTATTACTTTGGCTTTGGCTTTGGCTTTGGTATGGCATAGGGTAGCCATTGGGTAGCCTATGGGTAGCCTCTGGCTCGCCTATGGGTAGCTTATGGGTAGCCATTGGGTCGCCCTTGCGTTTCACCCAACCTTTTCGGGCAATTTCGGCTTGGCTTTCCCGATAGTCTTTCAGCTTGCTTCGCACGCTCTCCATTCGGGCGTTTCGCAGCTTTCCATCGGGATGTTTTGCAAATTTGGCCTTGGCTTCGGCAATGGCCTCGGCGCTGGCTCCCGTTAAGGCGGCCAGCACGCGGGGTTTGTCTTCCACTCCGTCGCTCTCCCAAGCGTGGCAGAGGAGGGCAATGTAAGCGCCTCGGCCTTCGCAGGTCATGGACGCACTCCCCACCAGAAAATCGGCGGGGTAAAACTGGAAATAGGGGCATCGGCTCATGGCTTAAAACGGCACGTCCTCGCTGTCGGCGGGGGCGTTGGTGGGGATTGCGGTTGCGGTGTGCGTCGGCACGTCTCCAATGCCCTCCAAGGGGTCGCCAAGGCTCTCCTTGAACTGCTGCCCCATCGGGCGAGCATCTTTGGCCTTGAGCTTCACACGTATCCATTTCTCGCCTTCCTTGGTGCTGTTCACCCAGGCATCCGCCCAAAACTCCAGCTCGCCAAAGTTTCCGTTGCCCTTAAAGTGCGGGTCGCTCTTGTCCGGTCGTCGCTCAGTGTTCGCGCTCAATCTGATAGTGTCCTGATATTTGGGTTCAATAGCCATTTTTTTTCTTTCTGTTTGGGGTTATAAAAAGCAATTTCCGGAGCATTCAAGCTCGCCGCCTGTTGATTCGCCGAGCCAATTCATTTGCCCGTTATCGATGTCGCTTCGTAAATCCACCTCGCCCAAGGGTTGCAATGAGCGATGAACGAAAAGTTGGCTGTTAGAATTGCCAAACCCCGCGCGGATCTCCTTGTCGAACTCGACTGCATCAGCGAACTGCTCCGGTTGGTTGAGCTTCATGTCGCGCCATTTGGCATCGTTATGGTACGGGCAACCCACGCACGCGCTTTTTGGGGGTTCGGGGTATCCGTGATCATTTACCCACCGAATGCAATCGCGGCGGCTCATTCCCAACTCAATCAATGGCCACCTCAACGCAATCCACTTGTCACGACTCTCCGACATCCGTTGAGCCTCATCGAGTGAAATGCCGATTTGTTGCGTGACCATCGCGTTCTTAACTCTCGCCCCCTTTTCCACGCCGAGGATTTCACGAATCTTCTTCTTTATGGGAACAAGCTTAAAACTCTCCGTGCATTGGCGGCGGATAATTGCGGGCCGACCGTCTTTGCCTTTAGTAAAAAAGGGTGCGCTCGCCACTCGCGACTTGTTTTTCACGGCGTCAATGGTTTCTTGCCGGAGGTCGCCGCCTGAGACAACGTGGACGGGAAACGGGACGAGCGTTTTCAAGACCTCCAGCCATTCCATAACCTCCGGCGGCTCCCACATCGTATCGGCGAAGATTGCGAAATCCGGCATCGGCTTGGTAATGCCCTTGGCCGCGAGTAAGCATAGGACGCTGCTCTGCACTCCAGCCCCAAGCGAGATCACCTGAAGTTCGCGAATTTTTGATGGCTGGCGTCCCATTGTTAAAATCTCGGCGTGGTTCGGTTGTAACCCTCTTGGGTTTGCTTCATCGCTGTGAAGGTCGCGCCATCCATTCCGCAGTTGTTTTTTTCTCGGAGCTGCTCGGTGGCAATCTCCACCTGTTGCACAAATCGGTTCACGATAGTGGCGGGGCGCTCCTTGTCCTTGTCGCGATCTCCGCCGCGTCGAATGCGTGCCACATAGGCCGCGTGGCGCCGGCGGGCTTCGTCCTGGGCTTCCTGTTGCAAAGATGCCCGCGCCGATTGGTCGGGCACGTGGATCAATCCGTTGTCAATTCCCCACTGCACCGCTTGGCGCGCGCGTTCCCATTTTCCGTTTATCATTTCAAATCCTCCAAAGGTAAAAGGCTCGCCACGGTTATGGCGCAGCCGGCCCGCTCATCGGCCATCGTGTAACGTTTCAGCATTGAAACGCTGGCCACTTGTTTGTCGTCATGCCACAAACCCACGGCGGTGAGTGCGTCCATGACGGCCTTGGCCGTATTGTCGATG